CGGTTGAAAAAACTGAGCTTCAATCCGGTAATGTTTGTGTATCATTGCAATCCTGAAGTGGGGACGGATACTACATCTCTGGTAGACTACAAGTACGACTATTGTGTCTACTGGAAAGATCCTTTGGGTTAATGTTAGGTTGATTCTTTATCTGTTACGATCATTGTGTATGTTAGTTTAGGTTTCTGTCGTGAGGTTCTGCACTCACTCGATTAGTAACGCATGTGACGGAGACGGGGTCGGCGACCCTGCATGTGAAATAAACGACTGTCGCCAGTACGATAGTACCGTAAACGTACAAGTCTTCTTTGCGCCGGAGTAAGCCGTCTATAAGTCAAGACAGCTTGTAGACTAGAGGTCCTAAGACGAGTAAAAAACCTTTGATAGTTTCTTCTAAACCGTGTTGCAAATCTGCGCCTAAGAGCTCGGTCTAACGTACGACCAGCAGCGAATCGTCGACGGTGTACTCGACCAGGGGCATAAGGTAGGAACACAGCGCGTGCGCCAGGCATATAGTTTCTCATAGTTCAATGACGTCGTATCGGTCCGCAGACAATGCGTCCATATCCGGGTATTCGTTAGTAAAGCAAACGACGTGTGCTTTGTGATGCAGGAGTTTAGTCGTGGAGTCGTATTTTGGACTGAAGACAACCCGGTCCTTCAGCTGTTCCAAGATGGAGTACTGGAAATGCTCCAAAGATCCTCTGGGACAATCAAAGAAATAATACAATTTTGTTTCGTCAATCGCGTGAGCCAAATCATCACGCTTTCCAACACGTAGCAACTGAGTCTCCTTCGTATACTTCGTCAACCAATATCGCGTAAACCATGTCTTACCAGCTGAACCTTCGGAATCCACGCGAAAATGCACTGTACGATCGTCTGGATCGCCTAATAGTATTGCTTCAAGATCTAGTTGCCATGGGCGAAGATCTCCTTCAACATGAAGAGGAATCGGACACAGCAAGCGAGACATCTGAAGAGCCGCAACACGATAGCGGCCATAAAGTGAAGGAAATTCCAAGCAAATCTCCGTTTCAGAAGGGGGGATAGTGCGAGCGAGCAACCACGTTTGGTATCGTTCCCATTGACATTTAGTTCCTTGGCTTGGCATAGCACCATATTCATCGTAGTCACCATCTTTCTTACAATAGTCACTAGCCTGTTTGTCTGTACCTTTAGTTGGTTCCAAATGCATGCGGTCAGAAAGGATTGCTTTTGCTTGGCGGAGGGATTTGCGGTCAGCGAACCAAACAAAGCCTTGGAGGTGGGGGGTGCCAGAGTCGCCTGTTTCGCGGCCAACGACCGCGTACTGGACATGCTCCGATTCAAAGACGTCGACGAACGACGAGGACTCCCCTTCAGTGGGGTTGTTGAGGGTGAAACACCACTTCTTACAGCCGGTCATGGTGTTGCTCTATGACTTCGGGCCGCATGGCCGTGGAGCGGTCCTGGGAAAAACGGGATTGGAGAGCGAGCCGAACAGGTTATGGGGTGGACCAAAGACTGGGATGAGGAGGGGTAATACTAGACCCTCCTCATAACCCATTATGTCATACTGGCACGACTTCACACATCCTGTTATCACCGAAGCGGGAGATAACGACGAAGCAACCGAGGTAGCTGAAGACTTCCTTGGTATACCAGGTGACGCACAAGACGCAGCCGACAGACTGGATCGAACACATCGTAAACGTCAACGCGGTGACTTTGGAAAACGAGGTCCTGCACAGGTAACTCCAACTGGTAAAAGAAATCGTCCACCGGACATTCGTAAATCAAATCCACGTGGTAAAAAGATGCCAATGCTTCATCGTCGTCGCTATGGTGGCATTAGGAAACGTCGTGGAGGCTATGTGCACGGCGCTAGTCAGCGAGCGGGGGCTTACAATCCTGTCCATTACCGTCGCACTGGGCGGCGTCGTCGTCGCTATCGTAAATTACGTTGGGGCACGAAGGTTAGAAAACAAGCTCTTGGTTTGTTTGAAGGAAAACGACTTGTAGTCAATAAGCAGACGATTGCTGCGAGAGAACAAAATAATCCTTGGATTGAGTATATGTTCAAGAATTTCGTTACTGACAGTGATGCAACTGAAGTCACTGAGATCAAATCAGTCGAGTTCGCTGGACGAGCAATCAACTTGCGCGGAATTAAAATCAATCTATGGTTGTTCAACAAGACCATTACACACCCTGTTGTTGTACGCATCATCTGTGGATGGCAGAAGGTATATGCGGATGTAGGTTCTGCTGCTCAAGGTGTTAACCAGAAATCGATCTTCAGAAACACAGACACTAAAGAACGTGCCCGTCAGTTAAATGAGTGCGCTCCTTGGCAGCGAGGTGTCACATGGAGACAGTGCACGGTACCGATCGACAAGCAGGCCTTCCATGTCGAAAAGGATATGACGGTGCATCTCGGTCCTTCCGATAAAGACGACGAGCAAAACCACGGTAATGCTCTAAAGCAAATGGCATTCTGGTGGGAGTTCAACAATCGCAAGCTCACAGCGCGTGTTGATATTGCAAGTACGGATGATACGAATACACGGTTGAAAAAACTGAGCTTCAATCCGGTGATGTTTGTGTATCATTGCAATCCTGAAGTAGGAACGGATACCACATCTCTGGTAGACTACAAGTACGACTATTGTGTCTACTGGAAAGATCCCTTGGGTTAATGTTAGGTTGATTCTTTATCTGTTACGATCATTGTGTATGTTAGTTTAGGTTTCTGTCGTGAGGTTCTGCACTCACTCGCTAACGACGGTAGTGATGGCTTCTTCGATGCATGTGGAAGAGTCGGCTGTCACCTGTACGATAGTATCGAATACGTACAAGCCTTTTTTGCGCGGGAGTAAGGCGTCTATAGGTCAAAATCGCTTGGAGACTTGAGGTCCTAAGACGAGTAAAAAACCTTTGGTAGTTTCTTCTAAAACGTGTAGCAAATCTACGCCGGAAAGCTCGATTTAGAGTACGACCAGCAGCAAAGCGTCGACGGTGGACTCGGCCAGGAGCAAAAGGAAGCATCTGGGCACGTGCGCCGGGCATATATGGCCTATAGTTTCTCATAGTTCAATTACGTCGTAACGGTCAGCGGACAATGCGTCCATATCCGGGTATTCGTTAGTGAAGCAAACAACGTGTGCTTTGTGGTGCAAGAGTTTAGTCGTGCTGTCATATTTTGGACTGAAGACAACCCGGTCCTTCAGCTGTTCCAAGATGGAGTACTGGAAATGCTCCAAACTTCCTCTGGGACAATCAAAGAAATAATACAATTTTGTTTCATCAATCGCGTGAGCCAAATCATCACGCTTTCCAACTCGAAGTAACTGCGTCTCCTTTGTAAACTTCGTCAACCAATATCGCGTAAACCATGTCTTACCAGCTGAACCTTCGGAATCCACGCGAAAGTGCACTGTGCGATCGTCTGGATCGGCTAATAGTATTGCTTCAAGATCTAGTTGCCATGGGCGAAGATCTCCTTCAACATGAAGAGGAATCGGACACAGCAAGCGAGACATCTGAAGAGCCGCAACCCGATAGCGGCCATACAGTGAAGGGAATTCCAAGCAAATCTCCGTTTCAGAAGGAGGGATAGTGCGAGCGAGCAACCATGTTTGGTATCGTTCCCATTGGCACTTCGTTCCTACACTCGGTAGTTCACCATATTCATCGTAGTCGCCTTCTTTTTTACAATAGTCACTAGCCTGTTTGTCTGTACCTTTAGTTGGTTCCAAATGCATGCGGTCAGAAAGGATTGCTTTTGCTTGGCGAAGGGATTTGCGGTCAGTAAACCAAACAAAGCCTTGGAGGTGGGGGGTACCTGATTCGCCGGTTTCACGGCCGACGATCGCATACTTGACATGCTCAGATTCAAACACATCGACGAGCGCCGACGATTCCCCATCAGAGGGGTTGTTGAGAGTGAAACACCACTTCTTACAGCCGGTCATGGTGTTGCTCTATGACTTCGGGCCGCATGGCCATGGTAGTGGTCCCGGGAAAAGAAGGGGGGACCCGGAAAAAAAACTTCCCCCAGGTTATGAGGTGGACCCTGGACTGGGATGAGGAGGGGTAATACTAGACCCTCCTCATAACCCATTATGTCATATTGGCACGACTTCACACATCCTGTTATCACCGAAGCGGGAGATAACGACGAAGCAACCGAGGTAGCTGAAGACTTCCTTGGAA